TTTGAAACAGTACCAGATGCAACAACCTGGGATAATAAATTAGATGATGCAAGAAATAGAGCATTAATAGCAGCTACAAGATGGATTGATAGCTTTGTATTTTATGGCGATAGATGTGATCATGGACAGGCACTAAAGTTTCCTAGAAATAATTATCAGGTAGATGATGTAGAACTAGCCTGTTCCGCAATTCCAAATAATATTAAATATGCACAATATGAATTAGCTAGAGCTTTAGCAAATGATACTGATGCAATGACAGGAAATGTAGGTACAAGTGGAAATATTGCAGAGGCAAAGCTAGGAGATTTAGAAGTTAAATACAATACATCTAGCCAAGGAACTGGTTCTGTTAATAATATTATGGATGTTTACCCTTGGTTACAAAGTTATCTTGGAGCGTATATGATTGGGGGAGCAGGGACTTTCCAGATGAGAGCAGTTCGAGGATAATATGTCACTTATAGACAGTACTTTTCAAAGTTTACCAGAGCAATTATTAGGTTCATTTGGTATTACTGTGACTTATATTAAGACTGCTACATCTCAAACTTATAATACGACTACAGGAGAAGTTAGTGGATCTGATACTAATATTTCTATGAAAGCTTTGATTAGTTCTGTAAGTGGATCGGTTTATGAAGGTACGAGCCAAACAAATGATCTGAAAGTTATTTTTGGTAATAAAGAGTTAGGAACATATTATCCAAAAGTTAAAGATAGGATTCAATATGCAGCAGATGGAGTAAATAAAGTTGCAAGAATTATTAGTATTAATACATCGAGGGGAGATAATCCTATACTTCATACAGTAATAGTGAGGCCACAGTAATGGCAAAACCACTCAATGAAATACCTGATGTGATAAGAGAAGTAAATAGATATACAGCTAATGTTTTAAATAAGGGAGTTGCACCTATAGCAGAAGAAATAGTTAAAGAATTACAAGCAAGAGGACCATCTTGGACAGGTTTATATTCTAATTCTTGGCAAATAGAGATAGGAGGGCAAAAATCAACAGGCACTCGTAGACCTGGAGAACCAAAGCCTGTAAAAGCACCAATAGTTAATGTTTCGAGTATTCGATCAGGAAGAGCCACTAGAAATACTATTGAAGTAAAAATTAGGAACTTAGCAAGGAGCAGAGGCTATGCTCAAGACGAAAAAGAAGGCAGATTTAGAAGAGGAAAATTTAAATCAGGAAAAGAAATTGAAGATAAACCTAAGACAAAAAAAGGTAACAGAAGTTTTGAGCAACAAAATCAAGGAAGAGTTATAGGGTTTAGAGGTGATATTGGAGGAGGGAAAGATAGTGGTATTTCAAGTAGAACAGCACCATTGGATTGGTTTGAAACATATAAACAAGGTGGGCATTTACAGCAAACAGTTAAACTTGAATTAGCTAAAAAATCCAAACAAGTTAAGAGTAGGAGTAAGAAATTAAAATGAATTATCAAGGAATCAGATCAAAATTTGAAACACCGATTAAAACAGCTTATGCAGCATTAAGTCCTGCCGTACCAGTGTTTTTTGATAACTTTGGGGATGTTGTATCAGATGCAGACAGTGAATTTGTTTATGTAAATATTCAATTCGGATTAACAACTGAAATAGGATTAACTGGTTCTTTAGATAATGTAAGAGGAATTGTTACAGTAAGAGCATTTGCAGAGAAAGATAAAGGGCCAGCTAGAAGTCAAACTTTGATTAATACTGCATTTACCAGTATTGAAACATTAAACAATACAGGGCAGCCTACAAGTGGGATTCATGTAAGAACTGGAGAAGTTAATGGGCCTACTTTTGAAGATGACAGACCTTTCTTTGTATCAACAATCGAAACAAATTTTCAAGCTACAGTTATTTCTTGAATTATTGTTTAAATTTAGGTTATCCTATAGACATATCGGGTAGTACCCGTATGTTCAAACCTTAGAATTATTTATCATGGCTACAGTTCTATCGGGTACTTCGGGAGCGTTATATTATTCTCCTGCTGGTACAAGTGTAACAACTCTTACAGCATCAGCTTTCCCATCATCAGGAGGAAACATTACTGTAGGAACTCAGTTAGGTTACAAAGTTAACGATACAGTAACACTTACATATCCATCAGGAGCAACAGTTACAAACTGTATTCCAGGAGCACCTACAGCTTATTTTGTGAAAACTTATGATGCCTCAACTGGTGTTATGACAGTTTCTTCTACAGCAGGAGGATCGGCAGTAACAGCTTCGGCAGCACCTACTTTTACAGCAGGAACTTTTGCAAGCATAGTCTTTACAAAACCTTTAGTTGTTGGATCTGTAAGAGAATGGAGTTTTGAAATAACTAGAGCAGAAATTGATGTAACAAGTATTGGTCAGACTGTTACTCAAACTGCACCATTTAGAACCTTTATCTCAGGTTTTGCTGATGGTAGTGGATCTGCAACTGTTTATTCAACAGATGATGATACATTACTATCTAGCCGATTAGTAGAAGATGTACTTCAGCGTCAGCAAACTGGTGCAAAAGTAAAACTTTATATTGATCGTCAGATGACCAATGCTACAGATGTAAATGAAACGGCAAGTAGATCAATTAGTGCTGATATCATTCTTACTTCTGCAAGTTTCAACGTAAACCCAGATGACGGACAATCAGTAGACATAGCCTTCAGACCTAGTGCTGCTCCTACATTCGATCTATCTAAGACTGCTTAGTTAAATTAGCATAACTTAACGAACCTCAGATTATCTGGGGTTTTTTATTGACTGTTGTATTATACTAGATATAGTATTTACTTATTTATGCCTACTAATTTATCAGCACTGGACCGCTTAAAAAAAGCTGCAAATCTTGAACCGTTAAAGAAAGAAGTGACTTTATCAGATGGTTCTGTTTTTGAAATGTATGTAACACCATTGACAATGGCAGAAAGAGAAAGAGCACAAAGACTTTCTAGAGATGATAGTAATAATTTTGCTTTACAATTACTTTTAACAAAAGCCATAGACGAAACTGGTAGAAAACTTTTTAATGCGGGAGAAATTGATGTATTAAAAAATGAAGTAAAAGATAGTGATTTACAAAAATTAATGCTTGCAGTTATTACAGAAGAAGAGGAATCCATCGACCCAAAAGACTAGCTGCTGAGTTGAAGAAGGATAATTTAATGATGCTTCAATTTGGTGTTGCAAAAGAATTAGGTAAAACTTTAAGTGAAGTAAGAAATATGACTCTAGATGAAATTTTAGGGTGGAGTTCTTATTTTCAAGTCATTAATGAAGAACAAGAAAAAGCATTTGAAAAAGCGAAACGGAGAAGATAAGCTAGAATAAAGTAACGTTTTCTTTTCTAGTTGTGGCACAATCAGCAAGAGCAGATATAGAAGTAAACGTAAAAGGTTTAAAACAAGTACAAGAATTATTAAAAAGTTTAGAAAGTGTAAGTACAAAAGTAAATCAACTTAATAAAGCAACTGGTGGTGCGAAAGGGACAAGTAAGACACAAGATAATAAAAAGTTAAGGAACGAAACTCAAATACAAAATGTTTTAAATAGGTCTGAAGGTTTAAGAAGTAGCATTTTAAAACTAAACATTAAAGATAAATTAGTTACTTCAGCAAAAACAAAATTAACAAAAGCAGAAAATTTAGCAAAGAAAGGATCACTTGCTGAATCAAAAAAAATATTAGCTACTGCACAAAATGATTTAATACTTTTAAAACGTAAATCAGATGCAATCGCAAGAAATATAAAACTTACAAAGCAAGAAGCTGCTGCTGCTCAAAAAGCTTCTGCTTCAAGAAACAAAAGGATTGGAGGTACTGCCAGTAGTGCGATTATTGGTGGATCTTTTCCTTTATTGTTCGGACAGACAGGAGGAGCAGCAGTTGGTGGTGGTATTGGTGGATTACTTGGTGGTGCAGCTGGAGGTCAATTTGGATTTGCATTATCAATTCTTGGTACAGCGATAGGTAGTGCTGTAGATCAAAGTGAAAAATTTAATAGTTCTTTAGCAAGATTAAATTCAAGATTTTCAGATGTTAGCGGTTCTAGTCAAATCGTTTCAAGGGATATAAAAGAATTAGCTAGAAGTTTAAGTGTTACTAAAGACGAAGCACTTGCAGCAGTGCAAGCATTTAAAAGTTTTGGAGATGGAGAAACTGTAAAAACTTTAGCGGGAATATTTGGACCAGATACAGGATCAGTTACAGGATTGGCTGGTAGTAAAAATCAACTTGATATAGCTAACTTAATTTTACAAAGTAGAGACAAAATTTCTTCAAAAGATTTAGATATTCTTTTACGACAAAATTTGTTAAACGAATCAGCACAAACAAATTTAGATTTACAAGAAAGTATTGTTGAGCAAAAAGCAAAAGAAAATCTTGAGGATGCAAAACGAGTAACGATTGGTGATAAATTATTATCTATATTTGCCAACTTAGGTCAAGGAATTGGTGGAGGGCCTATATTAAATCAAGTTGCTCCTGAAGATTTAAGAGATGAAAGGGTAAATGAAGTTTTAAGTGAGTCAAATGACAAAAGAGAAAAAGAATTAGAAACTTTAAAACAAGTAGTAGATAAGGAAGCAAAACGACTTGAACTTATAGAAAAAGCTTCAAACGCAATTCAAGCCGATAAAACTATCAAAAATCTTCAAAAAGAAATAGATTTTAATAATCAAATTGTAATTAAAGGACAAGAGGAAGCAACAATACTTAGAGATATAACTGCTTTAAATGACATAATATCTGAAACTCAATTAAAACAACTTGAAGTAAAAGGCTTAACAGTAGATAAATTAGTTCGTGAAAATGTTGAGACTAAAAAATTAGCTGATAATGCAACAAAAGTGAAACAAGCATTTGACCAATTAAGCACAACTATTGGAAATGACATCAAGAATGGAATAGCTGGTTTAATAAAAGGAACATCTACACTTGGAGATTTACTTAACAATGTTGCTGATAGATTCTTAGATGTAGCACTTAACCAAGCATTATTTGGCTCGATATTAGGTTCAGGAGGAAAAAAAGGAGGAGGACTATTAGGTGCTATTGGTTTATTTGCTAACGGAGGTAGACCACCAGTAGGAAAAGCTTCAATTGTAGGAGAAAGAGGGCCAGAATTATTCGTACCAAGGTCATCTGGAACGATTGTGCCAAATAATAAACTTGGAGGTGGCGGTAGTACGAGTGTTGTTGTTAATGTAGACGCATCAGGTTCAGACGTTCAAGGTGATGATTCTGGAGCAAAAGAACTTGGAGCCTTAATTTCTGTTGCAGTTCAAGGAGAACTTGTTAAACAACAAAGACCTGGAGGACTACTTTCTAGTATTCGCTAATGGCTAC